CACGACGAGATGAAGGGGCACCTCGACGAGATGGACGAGCTCCACGGGAAGATGAAGGCGGCGATCAAGAATCTCCGCGACGGGCCCGCGGCCGGTGAGCCTCCGGCCAAGCCCGAGAGCCAGGACGACGGGAACGAAGACGGAGATCAGTCAGTGCTCGACATTGACGGCGAGGAATAGGGAACTAGCCTCGCGCGCAACGGAAGAAACGATGCGCGCAAGACGAGATACGGGCCTGGGGCGGGGGAAAGAAACCGGCGGGCAGAGCGGAGGCGCAACGGAAGAAACGGTGCGCCACGGTTCGAAGAACGAGAAGGAAACGGCAATGAAGTCATGAACATGAAGGAGCTGGAGAGCTTTTTCAAGGCGCAGTTCGAGGTGAACATGAAGGCGGAGCGCGAGAAGCTCGAGGCCGAGTACAAGGAGAAGGGCCTCGCCGCAGAGGCGGTCAAGGCCGAGGTCGAGAAGGTCCTCAAGGAGCGCGAGCTCGAAGAGGGCAAGAAGAGCGCGCTGCGCGCCGAGATGATGGAGCAGTTCGAGATCGCCGCGGCCGTCTCGGGCTCCAAGGGCCTCGCCGAGCCCACCCCCGTCGCCATCATCGGGCAGATGATCGTGTCCGGCCTTAAGGCCATGGAAGAGAAGAAGGCGACGAACATCAAGAACGTGCAGAAGGACCTCATCTTCGACTGCGCGAAGAAGCTCTTCCCCGAGTCGAAGGCCCTGCACGGGATCATGCAGAAGGACCTGACTGCGGGCCTTCCCTCCGCCGGCGGCTTCGGGATCCCGCAGATCCTCCTGCCGGACTACATCAAGTTTCTGTACGCGAACACGATCCTCGACAAGCTGGGGATCACGCGCGTGCCGATGCCGAACGGCAACTTCTCCCTGCCGAAGATGGACGCGACAAGCGTCGTGGACTGGGTCGGCGAGACCGAGAAGTCAGAGGAGACCGATCCCGTCTTCTCCGCCGTGAACCTGCGCTCGAAGAAGCTCAAGGCCATGACGGCGATCTCGAACACCCTCCTCAGGCAGAACGTCGTCGGGCTCGACGCCTGGGTCTCCCAGGACCTCCAGACGGTGTCCAGGATCGCCCTGGACAAGGCCTTCCTCTACGGCTCCGGGACCGAGTTCACGCCCCGGGGGCTTAAGAAGATCTCCGGCATCCAGACCATCGGCAGCGAGACGACCGCGATCGACAAGGGTATGCCGATCGACATGGTCGCGCTCCTCGAGCAGGCGAACGTGCCCATGAACAACGTGTCGTGGCTGTTTAGCCCGATCGGCAAGAGCTGGATCCTCAAGCAGGCCTTCGCCGCCGGCCCCTGGGCCTGGGCGGACGAGATGCTGCGCAACAAGACGCTGAACGGCTACCCGTTCGTGAGCTCGGCGACCGTTCAGAAGGATTCGGCCAACGCCTGGTCCGACTACTGGATCGCGGACTTCTCCCTGATGCTCTGGGGCGTCTCCTACGACCTGTCGCTCGAGCTCTCCCGGGAAGGCACGTTCACGCGCGACGGCGAGACGGTCTCGGCCTTCGACCAGGACCTCACGCTCATCCGCGTCATCGCCGAGCACGACTTCTCGTCCCGGCAGCCCGTGGCCGTCGTCTACGGGCAGTACAAGGCGGCGTAACAGGCAGGCTTCCTGGGCGGGGCCCCGAACGGCCCCGCCCAGTCACCCCTAGCTTTTGGAGGTAACCACGATGGTTTCCAGTTTCCGACAGCGCGTGTACGCCGGCAAGTCTTCCGCCGGCCTCGGCGCTTTTCCCCCGCAGTCCCTGAGCGGCGCCGCGGCCGTTGACGGCTCGATCATCGACCGCCTGGGCGCGGGCAGCGCGAAGCTCGTCCTCGAGCGCGCGGCGGCTTCGGGCGGCCCGAGCGCCGCGGCCTTCGCCGTCATCATCCAGAGCGGCGAGGACCCGGCGCTCGCCGACGCCACGACCTTCGCGACGCTCGAGTCCTCGCTCTCGGCCCTCGCGGCCGGCCTCTCCGAGTACCTCATCGCGCTCTCGGGCGCGGGCCGGTACATCCGCGTGGTCATCACGCCCACCTATACGGGCGGCACCGCGCCGGCCAACCTCGTTTCAGGCGAGCTCGTCCTGGGTGACTACGCCGAGGACCCGCATCTCGAGGGCGAGACGCTGTACGGGGCGGACTAAATGAACTTGTGCCTGCTCGCCGACGTCAAGACGCTCCTCGATATAGCTGATACCTCGCAGGATGCGAAGCTCGCGCTCTTGGGTAGGCGCGTGAGCGGACAGATCAGGCAGGAGCTCAACTATAACCCGGTCTGGACGTCGTACGTCGGCGAGCGGCACGCGGTCAACAACCGCCAGCTTTTGCAGCTAGGCGCCCAGCCCATCCAGTCCATCTCCTCGATTACGATCGACGGCATCGCGATCCCTGACTTCGAGCCCGTAGGGGCCGACCCGGACAACGACGCCGCGGGTCTCGTGTACCGGGGGGTGGGCTGGTGTGGCAACTGGTACACGCGCGGCCTTGAGAACGATCCCGTCGCGGGCTTCCACTCGATCCTCGTTTCGTATGTCGGCGGCTGGCATCTTCCCGGCGACCCGGACTACGAAGAAGACGATCCGGGAAGCCTCCCCGACAGCCTTGCGCAGGCCGCGATCCAAGCGACGTGCGAGGCTTTCAACATCCTCGAATCAGGCGGCGTGGGCATGCAGGATCACAACGAGGGGAAGGTCAAAGATACCTTCCGCGCAGATGCAGGCTTAAGTCAAACCGTGCTCGACATGCTCTCGCCGTTCAAGCGCACGGCGGTGGCGTGATGCAGAAGAATCAGTGCGACAAGATGATCCGGGCCCCTGAGAAAATTAAAAACTCAGGCCCCCGAACCGCGGAGCGCGTCCATGCTCCTTCGCGCCCTCAGGCGAGGGGGCCGTCTTTGAAGGAGCGCCCCGATGCGTAAGAACGCGACCGTGAGTATCTATGTGCCCGTTCTTACCCCCAACAGCGAGGGCACGATCATAAAGACCTGGGGCTACAAGCAGAATCCCGCCATCGCGCCCGCGGCAACATTCCGGGCAGATGTGCAGCCGCACAACCTGAACGAAGCCGAGATCGAGCTGTGGGAGCTCGGCGACCGCAAGGAGAACACGAAGGAGCTATTCGGACCACGCGTTCCGAGTGTCGCAATCACTAGCCGCGCGGCTGTCACGGAGGACGCAGACGGCGTCACGCGGTACTACGACATCTTCGCGGCGAACGGCTGGTCGCACTACACCGAGGCCCTCCTCGTGCCGGTGCAGGGGGAGGACTCATGAGCGATCCCCGCTCCGATATCAAGGCTCAGATCGAGGCCATGAAGGCGAAGCTCGAAGCGCGCCGCACGGGAGCGCACAGTGGCATCTACAACGCCGTGACGAAAGCTTGTCTCCTTGTCGAGGCGTCAGCGAAAGAGCTCATCACCGAGAGCCCCGCGAGCGGGAGAGTGTACTACCGGGGCACGCATCACGACATCGAGCACCGAGCTTCGGCCCCCGGAGAGGCGCCGGCCGTGGATGCTGGAATGCTCAGGCGCAGCATCACGCACGACATCTCGCAGGACGGCGCGCAGGTCGTCGGGCGCGTGGGCTCAACAATCACGGATCCGCCCTACGGCTCGTACCTTGAGTATGGAACCTCGAAGATGGCCGCGCGGCCGTGGCTGGGGCCGGCTATCGAAAAAAGCAAGGACAGGATCCGGCAGCTTCTCCTAGACGGCATCGCGGGTCGCGATGTCTCGGTCGGCGTCGAAGGTGCTACGGCCGGCATGGGGGTGAGCGATGCTTCCGACTAAGGCGTGGCTCTACGGGCTTCTCTGCGCGGACTCTGCGCTCACCTCCCTCATCGGGTCGGGCCACGTCATCGACTACGACCCCGAAGAGAAAACGAGTTTTCCGCTCGTCATCCTCCTTAAGTCGAGCGAGAGCGACACGCTCTTTTTCGACGACCTACCGAACGCCAGCGAAATCGTCTATTCGATTGAAGCCTACACGAAGGCCGACGCGGCGCTGCCGACGACGACGCAGATCGGCAGGGCGGTCGCCGCCATCATGCGGCCGCTTCTTTTCTCGGGGAAAAGCAAGGATGTGCCGGACTCATCTGAGTTCGTCCGGCATTTGCACATGGAATTCCGCCGCACAGTTGTTGCGAGCGATCTCGAGTAGTGGAGGAACACAATGAGTGGAGCAGTCGGTCCTCTCGTTATTCGCCCGCCGATAGGTGTT